CAGCGGAACATCGTTTACAAACGATGCCAAAGGGTGGCTGCATCTCCTTACGGCTTTACTGCTACGTTGGCGACTCTTACGAGTCGCCAGCTCGCCATCATTGGAGCGCTAGGGCTTTCACATTCCTAGTGCAAGGACAATGATTAGTTGGTTCAGACAGTCCGTCTGGATTTTTCACCCATGATGGTTAATTCCATCCCCTTTAAGGAGAACTGCCATGGCTTTTGCCGACCCTCAGAGTGTCACGATCGATGCTGACACTCACACGCTCCCGAGGATTTCCTCAGGAGAGAACACCGGTGCCTTCCAGAAGGACGACACCTCTGTTCGGTTGTCTGTTTCCCATCAGTACGGGAAGCGGACTCGCCGACAGATCCGGCTCGACTTCAACAAGATCGCGCCTGACGTTTTCACGTCAGACAACGTCGAGTACTCTATGAGTGCTTACCTTGTCGTCGATGTTCCAAAGACCGGTTTTCCGGTCGCGGAGCAGAAGGACATTGTGGATGGCCTTATGGGCTATCTCACAGGTTCCTCCGGCGCCCGCGTCACCCAGCTTCTGGGTGGCGAGAACTGATACAATGAAGTGCTTCATTTCATCGAGGGAGACTCGAAAGAGGTTCCCTACCACGCGTTGTTTTGCGAGGTTGTCAGTTCACTTTTGGGCGTTAGGTGTATTGCTCGCTTGGCTGTACCAGCATTGCTGGACGGCGCTGTGAGCGATGCTGTTTCAGAGATTATCCTTGATCTTCTATCAGATTCTGACGAAGATTAAGCTCTGAATCAGCTCTAGGGTCCCAACATGGCTTTGGATCCTGTACCCCCAAGATTAATGGAGGACGGATGAAAAGCCTAAAAATTCTCTGGCGAGCGGCAGCTAACGAATTAGCTGCCTGGTGTTGCACCAGTGCCACTCTCGACTACAATAAGCTCGAGAGTCGCATCGAAAGTGAGGGATTATCGTTTCTCACGATAACCCTTCCTGCTTACTGTAAAGACTTCGAAAGAAGTCTTGAACAGGGGCAGGTTGACTCCGGCCTGTTTGTCGGTTTTTCTCGACAAGCAGGAAGTCCCCTCCCTAGATTTCTAGGAGGTTTCCTTCGTCAAATTTTCGATGTGAATACTGGTCGATTGCTGGATGAACCAAGTACAGATTGCATCTTCTCCATTCGTCAACTCACGTTGATGTTTGGGAAGATTCTCATTCCTTGCAGCGATGCAAGGATACGAGACGCTGTACGAGGGTATATCCAGTGTGAGCAGGAGGTGACTAGAGCAGCAGTTGTAGGCCCTGAAGAGCTATATTCTAGCTTTTCCAGGGTAGCTGCTCTACTTTTCTCTGATGTCTTCCAAGAACTCGAAAATGAGCTCTACGAAGACTCTATCGTACTCCCAAGACATGGTCCTGGGAAGACGGCGGATGGGCTTCGCGGCAACGCGAAGTTTGATCAGAGAGAATGGACCACCAGATTGGAAGGCGTGTTCAGTTTCATCGAACATGCTTCTCCAACTTGGCTTCTCGGACTTGAGAAAGTCGAGAGCGGGTCCGTCAATTTCCTCGAACCTGGACAAGAGCGGCCCGTAAGGGTTGTCCTTGTTCCTAAAACGCTGAAGACACCGAGGGTCATAGCTATTGAGCCAACCTGCATGCAATACATGCAGCAGGCCATTGCTGTACCTCTCGTACGCCTTTTGGAGAGCGAGCGCGTCGGCATAAACACCCGGCGGCAAGCTTCCCATGGGCAAATCGGTTTCACCGATCAGGTGCCAAATCGGCTCCTGGCGATGGATGCCTCTCTTTCCGGAGAAGCGGCGACACTCGATTTGAGTGAAGCTTCCGATCGTGTCAGCACGCGACATGTAGTCTCCCTGGTTTCCAGATGGAGCCTCTTACAAGAGGCCTTGATGGTCACCAGGTCGACGAAGGCCGCGGTACCTGGCAATGGTGTAATTACTATCGCCAAGTATGCGTCTATGGGTTCAGCCCTTTGTTTTCCTGTTGAGGCAATGGTCTTTCTTACGGCCATATACCTTGGCATTGAACAAGGGCTCAATCGCCAGTTAACGCGCAGCGATATTCTTTCGTTGCGTGGAAAGGTACGAGTCTATGGGGACGACTTAATTGTCCCTACGGACTATGTGCACTCAGTGATTGGTACTTTGGAGTCTCTAGGCTTCAGAGTGAATACCAACAAGAGTTTCTGGAACGGCAAGTTCCGTGAGTCTTGTGGTGGAGATTTTTACGCTGGCGTGGACGTAACACCTGTCCGCGTTCGGCGGTTATTTCCATCATCACTGGCTGACGTTCAAGAGGTAGAGAGCTTGGTAGCTCTGCGTAACCTTTTCTACACAAAGGGAATGTGGAGTACTGCTAAGCACCTTGACGACGAGGTCGGGAAGATACTTCCCCACTTTCCGATCGTTGAGTCAACCTCTCCTGTGTTGGGTAGGTGGAGTTCCTCCTTTCAGCCTATGGCTGAGAGGATCCACCCACACTACCATACTCCTCTTGTCAGAGGGTACAGTAGTGTTCCGCGAATCCCTAGCTCACAAGCTAGTGGATTTGGAGCCCTGCTCAAGTTCTTTCTTAAGCAAGGATTAGAACCCTTCGCTGATGAGAGACATCTAGAACGTCTGGGACGTCCTTCAGTCGTCAAC